CTGCCTTATTGTTCGTCCAGCTCCGCCTGGTTTGGCGATTCTGGTCTCACACTCTGAGGTAGTTCCTGGCTGTACCGCGTTTGCGGGGCCACTCCTCCGTCGTTTTCTACCCCTATCGTCAAAGAAGACGGGGGGAGAGTCGCGGTCGACACCTGCGAGGGCTTCAATGTTGCGAAGTATCCCAGCAGGGCGTAAAACCCGAGGATCAGGGTTGTGAGAATGATCGAAATCACTCCCACTATCCTTACCCAACCATCTCCATAAGTACGGTGCATGTCTAGACTCCGTTATTTGGTCTGAAGTAAACCTCAGATACATGAACGTGATCTTTCCATGCTTTCCATGCTTCAGAGGTGCGAGGGGACACGTCAGATTCAACGTGTCCCTCGGATCAGCGACTTTGACTCCTGCATTATCCGGAAAATCTGACGGCACCCGCAATACTCCGCGAGTGCATTTCGCCAATTCGGACAGCAGAAAGTCAAACGTAAGAGGAACCTCACATCTATCCCAACGCCGAAGGAGGCCGTTAACATAAATGTAGAGTAGAGATTCGTACTCAACACGAGATACGAAGGAACCCGCCTCGTTCTTTGGAAGGAACGGGCGTACGTCCACACCTGCGAAGAAGTCTCCACCGCAGGACTCCCTAAAACCGCCTTCTGAGTGCGTCTTTGCAACGTTAACCTTCAATCCTAAACGGTCAAAGACCGTCAAGACGAAGGGATGCATTGCTCGACTGTAGATCAGATCATCGCCATAGACGCTAATTACTGAACTGCGCCCGTGGCAATACACATGATCGATCGCCTTCAGGAGACAAAGGAAGATCAACGTTTGAAGTGCAAAAGTGAAGCCAATGCCCATCGTCATAAAAGTTTCCGGTTTTACTCGGATTCCAGACGGTAGCTTGACCCACTCCACTCTCCCTAATTGAAACGCTTTAAACCACGCTTCAGGAAGAATGGCCTCGAGTAGATCCGACGTTATATTGTCGGAGGCGAGGCTTTGGTCAGCTGTCACCAATTCTCCGGTGATGCTGCCAAACTGGGCTAACTTTCGGTGCTCTTGTTGAAGAGTCCTTAAGTCATACCCAGCAGCACGCAGCCGCTCACGGACCACCTTTCCGAGACCGTCGCTATAAAACGCGCCGATCGTCGTGTTAGGCATAATACTCCGCAAGGACTTAAACGTCTTCGGGACAAAGGTCAGGGCCAGCTCGGTTACCACTCTGAACATGGGACCCTTCTCAGGGAGCCATCTACCAAACACGTAATCACGCATCTGGTCATCCTCAGCCATTGGAACGGCCGAGAACCAAGTGATATGTTCCGAGGAGCCGGTGATAGGTGCCTCGAATCGGGCAGCCTCCGTGGCCGCCCGCATGGGAACACCGACACTAGCTTTCTTCCCATTACGGCAGTGAGCATAATGCTCACCAAGGTCATAATTGCCAAGAATCTTGTGGCAATACCCTGCTGCGACAAACAGTACGTGCTTGTATACTTCACACAAGCCGTTGCTGCCAATCGCAGCGAGCCGGAATTGGTTGTCTAGAAACTGCATTTCTGCAGACTCCTCCAACTCACCGGATGACTGCAGGTCCTTTCGGAACCTGTATCTCTTGTACAGCGATTCCATTTGATACCGACATTTAAATCTGTACGGTTCAGTGGTTTCCGCTGCATGCCAATCCAATCCTCTAACCGACACAATGTCACCGTGCAACAACACATCGGTGACGTTTTCTGAAACGTCGGGTTCAAGGTGGGGATGGAAGTCTCTGGCTAGGCACGCACCAATGTTTCGGAGCGTGTTGTCGACGGAGTACGGTTTCTCTCGTCTGCGAGGTTTCTTTTTACCTTGCATCGCTTAAACTCCTTGATATGGTCATCGAAGAAGAAGGGGGCCTTCAAGCACCCCACTCTCGCTCTTAAGACTCGAGCGAGCCGGCGGCCCAGAAATTGGCTGCTTCGCTATCGGTCAGAATCTGCGCCGCGACGATGTTCATGTCGAGCGCATTAGCTGCCGAAAACTCGGGATGGACCTCGCGTTCGACACGGATCGTATTGTAAACGATCGCGCCGGCCGCCGTAGTCATCGGAATAGCGTAGGAAACGCTCTTCTTATCCTTCGAAAAGGACCCATCCGAATTAACGCTAACCGGCTTGTATTTCACCGTAGCGTTAGGGCGAGTAGCATAGCTGGTCACGGCCGGAACGGTAAGATGTACACCGTTCGGGATCGTGATGCCGTCCGGAGCGAACACGAGGTCCGTTCCGCCTGTCGGTGCCATAGTGGCACCGCTCTTGACAGTCATGGTTTTAATACCAGACATAAGCCCTCCTTAGGGCAAAGTGATACTCAGATACGCAAACTCTTCAGCGTCTTTGAACAATGCTGAACTGCGAGCGCTGCTATATCGAGTGATTGAGAAAAGGACAGTGGTTTCACTGACCTCGGTGGGTAGCTCGGTACTCCTCCGCCAATGCGACGATCGACACTGTCGATATTCTCGACGTACGTGCCGCCGCCGCTTGTGTATAGAGTCGCCGGGGGTGTGTTGACCATGATCGTAGCAGTAGGCACATAACAAGTGACCTGCTGTTTCCGAACAGTGGTTGTCCAGTCCCCGAAGATGTCTATAAAAGGATTCGGGATAGCGGCTTGAAGCCACAGCCCTACCTTATCGAAGTAATCCACAAGCCACGAGTACGGGATCTCTTCCCAGTATGTAGACGGAATGTCACGGGCAGTTATGCCGTTGCATTGCGCTTTCCATCCTGCATCAGAGACGTCCTTCACAGCGTAAAATACGCCGCTAGAGACCTTGGCCGTTTCTGACCAATTCCCGAAGCGGGAGGCAACTACACCCCCCACAGTCGAGACGTCACCGCCGTAAGAGCCTTTAAACTCTATCTGCGTTCCGCCTCTAGACACCAGTACTTTTCGCGACGACGGCTTTACGTGCGCCGCAGCTTTCGCTGCGTCGTCGATATCAGCCAACGTCGGACGTACGCCGAACCGTGCGAGTAACCAGCCCGATGATAGGGACTGGACCACGGTTTTCCCCTTGAGCAATGCCAGATCCTGGTGGACTTTTAGTTCATCCAGAAACCTAGCGGCCCGTGAGGCGGCCGACCCGATCAACTTCACAGTCTTTTCACGCTCATTAAACATTACGCGAATGAGCGCGTCCGGCGAATTCATCTTGGCATATGCCTCGGTGATAGCCAGAGCCTGCGCGTTAGCCAGGTTGTCAAGGTGTTGCGCCCACTCAGGCCCCGAAGGGCTTTGAGAGAGTTCACAGGCCATTGTCCCGGTCACTGTACGACGCCCCCAAACGGGGTGCTCGCCAAATGACCAAGCCGAAGGTACGCAAGTCCGGTCCTCACGATGCAGAGCCATGGCGTGTAAACAAATACCACCATTGCTCCGCTTTATCGCTTGGTATTCACGCCAGGGGATAGAGACATCATCGATGCTCTTAAAAGTCCCACTAGAGTGTCTGCCAGAATTCCCCGTCGATACACTTGACGGAGAGCCTGAACCCGGATTGTAGTCGCTCACAGTATATTGTGAGAGATACCTCCTTTCGGTTTCCCGATGCCTGTTCGTCGTCACCTTGAATACTCCTACTGGGACATGCCGCGATTTGCAGCATGCTACAGCTACAGGAGGAATCCTGCGCTGACGCGTCGCTTGACGCGTTTAGTAACGGAAGAACACCGAACAAGCCGCTTACAACTTCCACTTTTCCCTTTCAAAAGGTACTTGTGCAAAGTCTAATAGAGGCGGTCACCGTTGCAAGTTACACGGTGAGATGGCGCGACGGGTTTTTAGCCCACCTTCCTCACGGAAGGAGTTTTCTCGCGACCTGTCTTGTTCGGAGCTCCAAAG